TGAACTTGTAACTCTATTTGTATTCGCAGCCAATTGATTTGCAGATTCATTTAATGCTGCATTTAAAGCATTTGCATTACCATTTAATGCTTTTGTAATATACTCATCTGCATTTTTTATTTCATTAGCATTTTTACCCATTGACGTAAATACTGCATTAGTAATAGCTTGATAAGCTTGATTATTGTCATTTTTCATTTTATTTAAACTTGCTGCCACATTATTCGCTAAAGTCTGATAAGCTTGTGTTGTAGTATCAGATTGTTTAAATGCAGCCTCACCAGCTTCATTAGCGTGTTGTGCTATATAATCATAATTATCTGCTATTACAGGCATTAAATCAGCCATTTCATTCATTCCATTTAATGCACCCTGTAAAGAGTTTGCATACTCATCTACTGCTCCTGCTGCATTTTTCCAAACACCATCAATATTTTGTAAATCATTTTGTTTTACATATAAATCCAATGTACTTTCAGCAGCCTCTTTAACACCTGAAGAATACTCTGTAAAATTTATAGCTCCTGTTTCTAATCCTGAAATCAATTGCTCTAATCCTTCAGCCATAGTTTCTGTAGTTGCTGCAAATATTGCTTGATATGCTTCTAACTCTTCTGGATTAAGATTTTCTGATAAATCAATTTTTTCTATTTGACTTTGTAAACTATCAAAATATTCTTCTACATCAATTTTTCCGTTTCTAAATTGTTCGTTAAAAAATTGTATAAAACCAATTAGTTCTCGCGGTCCTTCAATATTTGAATAACTTTCTTTTATAGAATTTAACATTGTATCAAATACATCTACTTGACCTGATAAAGCATATAATTCTGAAAGTGAATTAGAGTATTTATCTGTTGCTTCTTTCAATGTTTTATATTGTCCTTGTAATTCTGCCAATTTTTCTTTAACATATTTAGAAACATCCCCGACTTTTTCACCTCTACTTGCAGCTTCTTCTAATTTTTGATTCCATTCTTCTAAAGTTTTTAATTGTTCTTCTGGAGCTAAAGTATTTAAAAATTCAAAATAATCTGATTGAACTTGACGACCTTCACCAGTAAATCCTGAGTCGCTATGTGCTTGATTTCGACCTCCAAAACTTCTATCTACTCCAGCTCTTCGCAATTGTTCAGAATACGAATCAGTCCATCCAACTGTTTTTCCTTTAGTATCTACTCCAACGACATTAGCTTTTGCTAATTCCATTGCTGCTTTTAATTCTCTTGCTTCTTCTTGTTTCTTTTCGAAAGCTATTGTCCTCAATAAACTTAATTGATCTTCATAATGAGTATTTACTTTTTTTACTTTCTCTCCATATTCATTAGTTGTTTCTGTAACTAATTGAACTTGTTTACCACTATCTTTTATCGCATTATTAATTTTAGTTTGCAATTCATAAGCTTTATTTACATTTTCTGTATCAATCAACTTATTCTTATCTTTATTTTTCTTGATTGAATCTGAAAAATTCTTATATTCTTTTGTAAGTTCTTGAATAGAACCGACTTGTTGATTTAATTCATTTGCCGCATCTTCCGCTTCTTGTTTTAATTGTTTATTTTTTTCAACTGCTTTTTCCTCTGCATGAATCCAATTATCTATTGCAGTAACTAATGCCGTAATTGCTAGTGAAATTCCCATTGAAATTGCCGCATTTAATGCAACTGTTGCTACTTCTAAAGCTATCGTTTTCGCAGTTGCTAACACTAATTTACTTGCGTATGCCGTTGTAGAAGCTGCGCTTTCTGCAAAAACTCTTATTCCACTTTTTGAAACATTAGTAACAGCCATAGTTCCATCTTCTAATCTTTTTAAAGCAAGTTTAGTCTTATCAACACTAGCCGTTCCTTCTTTTATTTTCTTAAAAAAACCAGCCAATTCAATGCTAGATGTTTTAGAATTAAAATTAAATCCTCTTAAATCTTTATTTAATGCAGTAAAAGCTAAAGTTGCTGTTCCTACTGCAGCTGGTAAAACTCCAAATTTATCTATTAAATCTGTAATATTTTTTACCACATCAGTTCCAAAAGATAGCATATTTCTATAGACATCTTCAACACCTTTATCCCATACTTCTGTTTTTAATTGTAATACAGAAACATTGAATTGTTCTTGTGCTGCTTTTGCAGTTGCCATATATTTTGCATTTTCTTGTAAAGAATATCCTGTTGCAGTTAAAGAATCATTCAATACTTGTAAATAAGTATTATCTTCTCCACTCATTTGACCTAATAAAGAAGATCCTATATTCCTTCTAAATACTGTAAATATGCTTAATAATTCTTGCATTTCAGTAGAATTTTCTTTTCCAGCATCTTTTAATTGTTGCATTTTTTGAGACATTTCAGCAAAAATATCAACAATGCCTTTAAATTGAGTTTTCTTTTCATCAGTAAAGAAGTTTAATCCTAAAGATTCTGCAATATTTAATCTCTTTTCATCTTTTAATTGCTGTGTAATATTACTTAATGCAGTACCTATTACTTTTCCTCCTCTTTGAGATGCAACTTCTGCAGCAGTAATTAAAGCTATTGTTTCATCGATACTAGCTCCTGCTAAATTAAAAGCACTAGAGGTTTTCTTTAACGCATCCATTATGTCTTGTGATGTAGTCGGAAAATTATCTGCTACTTTATTGATTTTATCAATTATCTCTCCATAATTTCTAGCTTGTTCTGATGCACTTCCAGTCATTAATCCCCATTGAGCCATAACTGCAACCATATCATCTGTTGCTTGTGTTGCATTTAATTCAGCTGTGTTAAGTGCTAACAATGTTTTCTCAGTCAAAGCCAAAACTTCATTTGAATCGTATCCTGCTTGTGCCAATCTTAACGCAATGTCAGCAACATTATCCATAGAGTTACCATAATCATAAGCTGTTTGCATTAATTTATCTCTATAATTATCTATATCTAAAGAAGACTCATTAAGAACTCTGTCTATTTGTACCATAGAAGATTCTAAATTTACCATTTCATCTATAACTTCTCCAATAGATCTTTTTAGAACATTAAATCCTTGATAAATCAAATATGTTCCTGCGTAATTCGAGATTTTATCATATAACGTTTGAACTGATTTTTCTTGCTTTGCGTGTTCTCTTTTTAATGTTTCTGTTGTTTTTATTTCTTGTTTTTGCCTATATGCAGCCACATCTGCTGCTCTATTTTTTTCGTATTTCGTTAATCCGTCATAACTTCTTTCGACTACCTTTATATCATTATCTATATTTTTTTTATCTATTCCTGAGCCAAGTGATTGTCCGATTTTCTTAGCATACTTTTCACTACTTTCTGAAATAGTTTTTAACTTTGTATCTATCTTATCTAAACCAGATAAAGCCTTTTCAATATCAAAATCCAATCTCGCAATTTTCTTTGTGTCTTCTGCCATTTTTTCGCCTCCTTTATTAAGCAAAATCATTATTCATATTTGCAATTATGCCTAATAATTCTTCTTTACTTTCAACTTTTCCTTCCTCTTTATTATCTTCATTGCTTTCTCCCATATAAGGAATAACAATTGAATAACTTGATGGATTATTTATGTTTTTCATATAAGCATTAAATTGTGGATAGCTCAAATTAAGAATTTCTTCATGGCTAAAACCTCTTGATTTTAATAGCATAAATATTAATCCCCAATCTGTTTCCTCATTTTTGGAATCCTCCTCACTATCCTCTTTGGATTCCAAATTTAGTCCGAGACTTGAATCCATGTATATAAAAACTCGCCTATCTCTCTAAAACTCCAATTATGTTCTATTAGAAGTTCTTCTGTCATAGGGATTTTTTCATCACCTACGCAATAATATACATATTTATTTATTATATACATAAAAACTTTCTTTATCTCTGGAGTAGTTATATTTAATCCGAATAATTGCCAACTTAATTCATCATCAGTTTCTATTTTTTTACTATCAATAATGAATAATTTAGGAGTATCTTCTGATTCTCCCATAACATAACACATATCCTTAATATTAACAGGTAAAATCATATATTCTCTACCTGCTAAAGTTTTTTTCTTTCCCATACCTGTCATTGTTTCTATTGAAATTTTTTGTTCTTTCTTCATTGAAAATTCCTCCTATTTTATTAAAGGCACACATCTTTTTTAAAAAAATGTATGCCTTTTTTTCATAATTATAATTTAAGTTATTAATTTGTTGAATCTTTAAACTTAACTTGATATGGTTGTTCTCCTGGTAATGGAGCATACATATTAAATGTTAAAGTTTTTGTTGCACTTGGATCTTTTTGTAGTGCATCAACCATGTCTCCTGATACAGATGCTTGTGATATTTCAATATTAACTGGTATTTTTTCTGTATCATTTAATGTAGAATATTCTGTGTCAATTATAATCTTATGATATTTCATTGCTTTTCTGCCTTGTGAATATGACATTGTTTTTGCTACTACCATCATTGAAACAGCTACATCCTTACCTGCATCTGCTGCTGCAAAAGTAATAGTTGTCTTATTGTCAGCATAAGCAATTTTAAATTCTCCTGCTTCTGGAGCTGCTTCTCCAGCTGCTTTTTCATAAATAGTTCCATCTGAACCAATTACTTGAACAAATCCATCAGTTTTATATTGGTCTGGTAATTCAATTGTATTGTTTTCGCTGATTTTATCATAATCATATATTTTTAACATTGTATCATTTGCTGTGTTTACTACTTCATTTCCTGAACACATAGACCATATTGTAGGATCAACTGTTGAAAACTCTATAGCAACTGTTCCAGCAATTGCTGTTACTCTATCTCCTGCTGGATAAAAATTATTTCCATCAGGTATTTCAGTTTTTGTTTTTGAATTTGTAACAGTTATTGTATTGATTACGGCTGTATTTCTTACAGCATTTGCAAAGTCTAAAGTTCCAGCTGCAGTAACAGGAACAAATAGAACATTACCTGGTCTATCAATAACTAAACCACCTTTTGTTTTTAAAATACTTCCCATTTTTTTACTCCCTTCTAATTTTTATATAAAGTAGCATAAAAGCTAAACCTTATACCAATTCTTTCATAATTATTAATCATTGAAACTTGTGAAGTTATCCCTTCACATTTTATTTCTTTTAACATTTGTCTTTCGTTTCCTAAATCAACAATTAAATTTTGTCCTGAAAATTCATCAGATATCAAATCTAATAATCTAAATATTTTTTTCATATTTGTATTATCATAAAAAATATTAATATCTACTTGTGGATTTCCAAATAAATAACTATGCATTTTTATACTTTGTGCCATAGATATAGCAATTCTTGTTTTTCCATAATCACTATAAGTTACTCCATCAATAGTAACCTCAGGAAATTTTTTTGCTAATTCAGTCCATTCTTGTGAAGATTTTACTATTACCTTGTCTATAATTCTTTTTCTTTTTTCCATTTTGATTTCTTCCGTATCTGTTTTTAGAATAGTAGGTAAATTCAAAATATTCATTATTTCTGAATTTTGTGTTATTTTATTTATAAATGCTTCCATTGTTTCTTCTGATCTTAATGACATATTTCCTCCTCCTAATATTCTATTAAAAATTTTGAAAAATCAATTTTTTGTATAACTGAACTATAAGCTTTAGGTAGATATGTTCTATATAACCAACCTAATGCAATCTCTACAGCTCTTGATGGAGCTACAGGATTAATCTTATATCCTGCCCTTACGGTTACTCCTTCTAATGGCTCTCCAGCTTTGCTTCCTGAAGTTTTATGATGTCTTCCAAAAATATCTTCATATTCTCCTCGTTCTCTTCCAACAATAGTATTAGAAGTTCTTAAAGGATTCCAACTATCGCTATTTCTATATTCTTGATACCCTGGATTATCTAATAGCATTAAACTTCCTGTTCCGTAAGAATCTGCTAGTACATAAGTATTAGCTTTTAAATAAGCAATGATTTTCTGTCCTTCTTTTTTTATTTCATAATCAGTATTAGCATTTCTTTTAAACTCATTAAAACCCATATACTTAATAACTTCATTTTTCCAAGCTGTCAATGCTGATTGTAACTCGATTTCAAGCTTTATTAAAATTTCATTTGCTAAAGCATTTTTATCAAATTTCAACATTTTATTCACCTGTCCTTGTTTCATAAGTACCAAAAATTCTTATAATACCAGGAACTCCGTATTCATCAATACTTTCGATTTTAATTCTTCTTGATAAATCTTTTTCAAGATTATTTAGAATAAATCTATCCCCATTATTTAAAACATATAAATTTCCATCTAAATCTCTTTTAGGAATTTGCAGACTAATTCTTGTTTCATCTTCAACTCCAGGTTGAAAATTTTTTTCATCTCTAAGTTCCATTGTTACAAAAGAAATAACATCACTATAAACAGCTTGATAAGTTTCTTCTTTTTTTTCTTCATCATAAGAAAGCCTTTGAATTGTTACTGTAGAATTTTGTTTTATTGCATTTATGCTTCTAGTATAAAATTGCATTTCAAATTCATTTACAGATTGTAATATAAATATTTCATTAGGATTATTTTCTTTATGAAATATTTGACCTGGTTTCAATTTTTCAATTTCATCCATTGTTATTAAACCATCTATTGTTGCATCTCTCATTGCTATATCATAAGTAGATCTTGTACTAGGTTTTAAACTTAAATATCCTACAAGTGTTTCAGTTGAAGATACTTTTACATCTATTTTAAACCCTTGCATTTTTTGATAAATGTGCGCATAAGCTTCTGGATATCTCATAAAATTACCTCCTATATGTTAGTATTAGGATAATCTGAAGCATCCGTCAATACTGCAAAAGTATTTCCATATTGAAAATTATCATCTATTTCAGATATTATATCATCAATAATTTCATCGCATTTTCCCAACAATTCTAAAGCTTTACTATCCCAGTCTATAGTTTGCAATACTGTTTTTGTAGAAACATTTTCCATTTGTTTTGGTAATCTTGCATACATTCCCGTACATAGTAAATATCCAATATAGTATAAATATGCTATATTTAATAATTCTAAACTTGTAGAAAGTTGTTCATCTGTATAATCTGCAATTTTTTTATTGATATATCTTCCTGCTTTTATTTTAAAAGTAGGAGAGCTTATGACACTATCATCTAATATTTCTTCAGGTACTCCCATTATTGCTCTAATTCTAGTTCCTAATTCTTTTGTCGAAAAAATATCTTCAAATTTTATCGTCATATTCTCTCCTCCCTCCTTTTATTAATCTAATACTAATATAGCTGAAGCTCTTGAATCTATCTTGTTGAATCCTGCATTTTCAGTCATATAAGCCATTTGTGTTTGATTTGAAGATGCTTTCTCAACTTCATTTATAACTGATCCAGCTTCTAATGTTTTTTCAATTGCGTAATCTTTTGCTAAACCAACGATTTGATGTTTATTTCCAGCTGCCATTGGAACATCTTCACTATAAATAACTTTTAGTGTACTTAATAATCCTTGTGGGAATTCAAAAGTAACTTGTGGATTTATAGCATTTGTTAAATTCTTATCCATTAAAATTGTGCAAATTTGTGTATAAACATCTTCGTCAACAAGTAAAGTGTTGAAATTAAATGGAGCTTGTTTAATTAAGAATTTAACCAATGTTGTTACATCTAATACTCCAGCTGTTCCACTTGGATTTAATACAGAACGCTGATAAACTGCTGCTGGATTTGTGTTTCCGTCTCCGTTTAATACAACATCTATAACTGCTCCAACTTCATCATAAGATGCTTGAAGTGAAACTAATTCCATTTGTTTTCTGAACATATCTATTGTTGTTCTTCTTAATACTTCATAAGTAGCTTTTACTCCTACTCCATATTTATAAATCTTGATTGATGTTTCTCCAAGTTTTAATGTAGCAACTGGAATATCAGCTCCTTCTGCAATTCTTCTCTTCTTTAATGCTTTTTTATTTTTATCTCCTGCTGCTGTATCAGATAAATCTAAAACAACTTGTTTTGCAGAATCTCCTGTTATTACTCTTGTACTTGCTACTATATCATTTATTATTGATGGCATACCAGAAATTTGTCTTAATTGTCTAATTATAAATTCTGGGAATAATGCTCTATTTTCATCAGTTGTGAAGAAAGTCATCATTGATGAACTTTGAATACCAAATTCTAAATTATCTTTTACGATAATTCCTTTTGATAATAAAGCTATATCAAAAGCATCTAATTCTCCATTAAATTTTTCTACTATACTTGCATATTTATTGTTTAAATATGTTGATAGAGACACACCTTGTGTTGCTGCTGCTTCAACATCTGCTGTTGAAACGTTTATTTTTTCATCATCTTTTAATCTTAAAAATTTATTCATTTCTTTTCCTCCTCATTTTTATTATAATATTATTGATGCAAATAAATTATCTGCTTCAGATGGAATAGCAACTGTTGTAGATCTTCCAGTTTCAGATGCTACTATTTCACCTTTATTATTTACTCCAAGTCCTTTTACTCCTGCTGTTAAAGCTGCAGCTGTTGGAACTTCATCAACTCCACCTGCTATTTGAACTGATGCAAATCCATCCATTTCATAAGCCATTATTATTCCAAGTAAAGCTCCTGTTCCAAAACCTACTTTTCCATCTTCTCCTAATTTTACTGCTAATTTTTTTCCGTTAATATCAACATTTCCTGTTCTTGGATTTGTATGATTTGCTACTAAATATGCTTTTGTAGAGTCATCTACTGGGAATGTTGCAGCTACATATCCTATTCCTTCAAAACTAACGAATTTATTCATTTTTTTTCCTCCTTTATTTTTTTTATTAATAATTTCCTGTTTTAAATTGTTTTAAACCAATTCTTTTCATTTCCTCGATATCTTCATTGTCTTTTGTCTGTTTTATATCAGCTTTTGAAACTTTTTCATTTCCAAATTTTGCTTTTGCTTGTTCTTCCCAAACTTTTCCCATTTCTTTTATATCTTTCGTCTTCATATTAGAGAAAGTTTTTGTGAAAATATCTTTATTAAAAGCATTTCCCATTGAATGAACGCCACTATTTAAAGCTTCTTCAATAACTTCTTTTCTATTTTCAAAGCCTTCTTTTGCTAATTCAACTAGCTCTTCTACTGAATCACAGATATTTCCGAATTTTTCTAAAATATCTTTCGCTGTATATAAAGATTCATCTGTTGTTTCAGCTTCACTTTCTTCAGTTTCATCATCTTCTGTTGTCTCAGTTGTTTCTGTATCTGTTTCAGTTGCTTCCACTTCTTCATTATTATTTGTATTTTCTTCTACATTTTCATCAGAAGGAGTTTCTACTGTTTCTTCAACAGTCTCAACATTCTCATTTTCTAGTTCTGTTGTCTCTGCTTTGTCATTTTCCATATCTTCTTTTCCTCCTTTCTCCATTAATTGCTTATATAATAGGTTTATACTACCATTAGTAGAATACCCAAATATAATATCTTTTTCAGAAAGGTCCTCTTTTCCATTTAATGTTTTTAATGTTCCATTAGATGTTTGTATTTCTTCTCCTGCTGCTGATTGAATTATAGCATTAGGATAAGCTCCATCAAAGACTATACTATTTTCCATAAGAACATTATTTCCTGCATGTAATTCTTTTGGAGGTTCTGCTTGGATTATACATTCTTTTACTTCATTAGTTTCATCGTTTACAATATACTTTCTACCTGGTATATGTTCGCAATTTCTAAAATCATAAATAGAATGTCCACAAATATTGCATTTATATGATTCTCTTGTTGTTCCCCATCCTACACTTGTGTCTTGTAATATACCACTTTCAATCAATTTTATAATATCATTTTTACTATAACCATCAACTTTACTGTCATCTCTTAAAATATATTGAGTTGTATATAAAGTTGTTTCTTCACCTTCTTGTGTTCCTCCCGCTAATCTAGCATCAAAAACTTTTCCTATAGGAATACTTTGAACTCCTAATTGAGACCAATTGTGATTTAACATCAAAGATACTCCTCTTTTAGCATCTTCTTCCATTACTCTAAGTAAAGCTGGAGTTAATCTCATATATCTATTAGGAACTATTTTATCTCCTACAGCTAAAGTTTCAAACACAAAAAAGTCTTCTTTTTTATAATTATCACCTTTTATATGTTTTTTCATTTTTTCCCATTGTTCATCAGTAGGTATAAATTTTGGCATTATTCATTCACCTCTTTCTTCTTGTCTTCTTTTTCTGTAGATTTTTTTGCCGTATTTTTGTTTTTTTCTTCTTTTTGCTTTGGAGTTTCATTTTTTGCTTCATTCTTTGCTTCATTTTTTACTTCTTTTTCTTGTTCTATTTCTTTTTTACTTAAAATTTCTTCTTTTTCTTCAATCAATTTTTGCTTTTCAAGTTCAGTCCAAGGCAAAATGTCTATTGAAGATTTTACAATTAAAGCCATAATCTTACCTCCTTCTTTTAAAATTATTGTTGCTTTTGTCCTGTTGCTTTACTATTTCCAGTTGCCCCTTGTGCTGCCTCATCTATATTAATCCATCCTTGATCCTCTGCTGTCTTAAAATGCTCATCTTTCTTGTTTTGTGCATCCCATTTTTGAATTTCACTTTGATATTCTAATGGCTTATGAGTTAATTTTAAAGTTCCTTGGTAACCATTTAATTGTAACCAGATTGCGCCTATATCTTCAATCAATCTTTTACTTTTTTGTTGAAAACTTTTTACCATATCTGTAATTATTTTCATTTGTACTGTTCCCCAACTCTCCGTTTGTCCACTAGCTCTATTCATCAAAAAGCCTAATGTCTTACAACCATTTAACATTTGAATATCTATTGTATCAAACCACGCTCTTGTGTCTATTGAACTTCCTGCTGAAGAATTTGAATTTCTATTTACTTCAATATCATCTGTTACAACAATATCTTGCGTAGGTTCTCTTCCTACTGCAACCGATGATGCTAATTCAACAGCTCTTTGAATTGCATCATTTACTGCATTTTTATCATTTCTTTGTGATGCAGGTAATGAATTTACAACTCTTTCTTTGTTAATACTGAAAACGTTATAAGGATAACCTTGCCTTCTTAAAACTGCTGAGCTATCTCTTATTGTCTGTAATTTATAATCTACTGCTGGTACTGCTGATTCTAACAAATATGCACCATTTGGTTTTGTTATATCTGGATTAGCAATTACCCAAAATACATTCCCTTTAGTTAAATCAACTTTGTTTCCCTGTTGGTCCTGATATGGAATCCATTGTTCAACTCCGTCTCTTTTTTCTAACTGCCATTCTAATGTTCTTGGATCTATAATATAAATTCCACTAAAAGTGTTTCCACCTTTATTATCCACAACAACTTCTACCATCATTACATTATATAGTAATCCTACTTTATGTAAAGAATCAATAATTCCATCTAATCCATCTTCGCCTAATTTGTTCCAATGCCTACATTGAACATTAAATAAATTCTCTGCTTCAGGTATTCTGTTTCCTTGTAAATCTGTAATTTCTATATTTACCCCTTGCATACATAATCTTTGAAACGCCCACACTGACTGAGATACATCTGGATCTCTTGCAACAATTGTTTCTATTTGCTCACCTATACTGGTTTTGCTTCTCAAATCTGCAAGTAAAGCAGTTGTTTGACTATATTCTTGTGCTTCACTATCTCCTATATTATATCCTGCATAAGAGACTTTGTTTCCTGTTTTTACTTCAATAACTTCTATTGAATTTTTTTTAGAGTCCTTATTTTTGGCAAATTTGCCAAAAAACTTTTTTATATAATTTGCCAAAATACTTCACCTCTAATTTTATTATATATTATGAATTTTAAAAAGTAAAGTTTTTTGAAATTTTTTTTTAAATAAAAAAAGGACCAAGCAAATGTTGGTCCAATACAAATGTATATATTAATCTCCCGCCAGACAATAATATATTAATATAATTAATATCATATTTTTATTTTTTTGTCAATATTTTATTAAAAAAATCCATTTTTTACATTACTTTTTACGCTATATCTATTAGATGATATAAAGAAATTATTATCACTATAAAAATTAACCATTTCATCAATATCCGTTGCTGTTACATCAGCAACCGCAAAATAACTAGCAGAAACAAAGTCATCGTGTCCTCCTGCAGTCATATTGCTATAAGTTATTGTTTTCCCTTTGTCCGAAATATCAAAACCATAATCTTCAAATTGTCTTATAGCTTTTTCTGTTACATCATCAACATTATGTATTTTATATTTACCAGATTTTATCAAAGTAGTTAAATTTTCAACCAATCTTTCCTTATTTTTCCCTTGTTCTGGATAAGCAATATAAACAATCCCTGCTAACTTAAAAATATCTTCCAAAGCTTCACCTAAACCTGTCTTACCATATCTAACAATCGCATAATTCCACTTCTTAACCAAACCTTTTATGTAAACATTAATTTGCACGTTATATGGTATTTTCTCTAACTGCATAAATTCAACTGCTTCTCCAGTTTGCTCACAATAAACTACAAGACACGCTCCATCTATGCTTTTCGCTGGATCGTAGCCTATACTGTAAGTATAATAAGGTTTAGGAGTTTTTATATCTTGTATATATTTTCTTAATTCATCTTTAGGTAAATAAGGTTTATCTATTACTGCTTGTTCTCTAAAATTCGGGAATTGAGTTCCAGCATCATCAGAAGGCAATCCTAAAATATCTTCTCTATATTGCCTATCTGAACGAGAAAGCATAAGATCTTCTTCATAAGTTCTTTTATTTGCTAAATATGGATCATCCGTTCTTTCAACCCATTTAAATATTCTTTCATCGAAAACTTTATTTCTTAAACTTGCAAAATATGGATTATCCCATCTTGAAACATAAAATGTTTCCCAATTTGGTCTTTGCTTTCTTCCACCTTCAATTCCCCATTTACATACTTCATTAAAAAATGTTCTTCCTCTTGGTGAACTATTTACAAGTAATAATCCTCCTGTACCATTTGGACCTCTTCCTGGAGAGTCTAAACGGTCAGTAATATTTCCAATAACGATATCGAATTGTTTTATACGGGCTGCCTCAGTTATCCAAACAATATCCAATCCAACAGAAACTAGACTATCTGGATCATCAGCAGAACGAAATTCAATTAAGCCTCCATTAATAGTATCAATAGAATAATTTTCCTTGTCATAATTCACAACCAATTCTCTTGGAAAAGTGTTCATAATTTCTCTCAAAAGTTGTCCTGCAAGTTTATAAGTAGGAGCTATTATCCATCCATGAACTTTTGGAACATAGGTATAATCTCTATCTTCATTTAACATTTGAATAAATTTATTAGTAAATTCCATTGTGCAACTACGGTCTTTACCAGTTCTTGCTGCTCCTGAAATGACTTTAAATCTTTTTTTTGAATTATGAAACTTTTGTTGCCAAGGATATGGCTGATATTTAATTGAAACTTTTGCCGTCTTTACTTCACTTTTTTTTGATATTATTTTTCTGCATTTTTCACAATATTTATATTTATTAAATATTCTTTTTCCTGTTTTACTATCTATCCTAAAACCTTGTGTGAAAATTTTTCCACAATCTTGACAAACTCCAGTATTTTTTTTTACCTCTTCTGATAATACAGATTTGCCTTCTAAAATATCATCCATTTATATCAGCTCCCAATTGGAAATCTTCTCCACTATCATTAGTAAATTTTATTGCAATTTTCATATTCTTTCCTGTCTTATTAGTTTTCATTTTACTAATCATTCCTTCTCTAGCATCAATCATCGCTTTAGCCATTAATCCTATTTCTTTATATGCTTTTGCTACATCTTGTCCTGCTTCTAGTTTTTGTCTTATGTATTGATTAATCATATCTATATTCTCTGGATTGTTCATTACATCAAACATATTATCAATTAATTCATTTGCCTTTGATATTTGGTCTAAAGTCTTAACATCTTCGCTTAATAATTTATTCTTTTTTGCTAAATTAAGAGCTTTTTGCATCTTTTCCATATCACTATAATTGTTTAAATTTTTATCTAATATTTCTCTTTCATCTTCTGGAAGCATAAAATCCAAAGAAGTTACACCATTTGTATAAACTATAGCATCTCGAATTTCTTCCTCAGTCATCTCTCTTTTTTCTTTTTGTGGAACAAGAAAAGCTGCATTAGCCAATGCCAAGTCATCCGTATGCGTATCTGTTTCAAAATTAATTGATTTTGTTCCTTTACCTACTTGATTAATTTTACCACTCTTATTTTCTTTTCCTGCCATTTTTTCTCCTTTCTCTTGTTATATTAATAGGCTACTGAACACAGTAGCCTTGATTTTATTTTTTTCTTTTAACTATTTTATATTTATCTTTTTTCTCTTCTTTTGATGGCTTCTTTGTTTCTTTTTTTATTTCTTTTTTAGTTTCTTCAAAAATGGGAACACTTCTAAATTCACCATCAGCAACTTCTTCAAATTGTTCACTTATTTGCTCACCATTTTTAAGCTTCATAAGTGCATCAAAATCTTTGTTTAATGTTTCAATGTCATTATAAAATCTTTTCTTTTTGTTCATTTCGTCAGCGCCAAACTCAAAGAAAAGTTGATTTTCGTGTTTTTCTAAAATATTTAATTCCCCTTCTCTAATTTTTTTATTATTTATAGAATCACAAACATAAATTACTTCATAAGCCATTTTATTTTCCCTCCCTTGATATTCCTTTTATTAACCAATATTGTGCCTCTTCTAATCTTTCTATTCCTAGCAATGTTTCTCTATTTTGCTTACAATTTATATCTATTACATCATACATTTTAGAAAATGAACTTCTAACAACGTCTATTCTATTCTGTCGTTCAATTGTAACTTCTAAAAATTTCGCTCTATCATTCATCTTCTATCTTCTCCTTTTTATATTTTCTATGTAATATCTCATTTTCTACAAAATCTTCTGTAGTAAAAAATTGTGGTCTCCTAATCATATATTCAACTATAGCATATTTAATTCTTTGCTCTAACGTAACATCTTCTCCCTCATAATAATCCATTCTAGCACATCCTGAAAGAAACAAATTCCATAAATTGCAGTTTGGAAAAATTTTTTTTGCAAAATCAAAATTCGTTTCTGGATTTATTTCAAACATTATTGGATTGATATATTGCCAATGTTCGAGTTTACTCGTATCAGGATTTTTATCAAAATTTTCTATATTTGGTAATAATCCTGTTGCCTGATATGTATCATAAAAATAAGCAGGAATACATAACATGTTTTTTCCTTGGACAACATACCAATCACTATAAGGAAGGAATTTTGCCAATTGTGGAAAATTTTCTTGTATTTTTTCGGTTTCTTTATTATTCAAAAATCGAACTAATTTAGTCATATCATTTTGAGGAATATTATTATTTATTGCAAGTTCAACAAACGTGTATAAACCTTCAAAATAATCCATATTTTTCCCTTCTTTTCTTAATTAAATTTTAACATATTATATTTTAAAAGTCAATTTTAAATCTTAGAATGGTAAAATTATATCTTCTGTGTCATAAATTTCTTCTTCCTCTTCTTCTTCACTCTCATTATTCATTTCCATATTCAACATTATACATTTCACGCAACTACCTGATATTTTAACATTTTTTTGATTTCTTCCCTTATCACATTTTATATAGCCTTTTCTTTTCCATACACTTGTTATCTGCCCAAAATCGAAACCATTTTCTTCTAAAACTTTTTTTAATGGTTGTGTCAAAAAAGCTATATAGCCTTCATTCACGCCCGTCATTTCTTTTCCATAAATGTCAATATTCTTATATCTATCTTCTGTACCATCGCTATCTTTAGATAAAAAGCATCTTTCTTTAGTTACAACCCAATCTTTTACTACTTCATACGCTCTTTCTTCTATCGCTGTTTCTTTTTCTTTTACAACTTTATTCTCAAAATCATCTATCGTTAAATAACATTCATCTTTAAATACGATATCTGTAAGTATCTTATCTCCTGTCATAATGATAGCTTCAAGAGTTTTTTGCTTTTCAGAGATAACTTTCCCTTGTATTTTTGTCTCTTCCCTCTTCTCTTTAAATATTTCCTTAACATCATAATTCTTCAATTGTTTTAAAATTTCTCTTATAGGCGCTCCATAATGTTCTTTTACAAAATCTGCAACTTCCATTGGTTCATCAAAAGCACTTTCTAGTATTTCACAGCAAAGACATCTATTATATGCACCATTATCACTATTAGCTTTTACAATGTTCTTTTCTCCATTAGTTATAACTACATTATTCCAAGAATTTTCTTTTCCTACTCCACCAACTTTAGTGGATCTTGATTTCCCTCTACCTGATTCAATCATAAACAACATTTTATCATAATCTTTAGCATCCTTTTGTAACTGCATTTCGTTTATAAACAAAGGAATATTGTTATATAAATTTAATCTATATTCCAATCCTGCGTTAGTAAAATTAAAATTAATTCCCATTCCTGTAGAATCATTTTGAGACGGATTTCCAAAAATAGATTGACCTACCATACAAGCCAATGTTTTTCCATAGCCACTTTCTCCAAAAACGTGAATAGTAAAACCGTTCTGTTTCAACTCTTTTAACAATATAGAAGCTACTGCTCCTGCCATAATTATCCTTGTTATATTATTTATTTTTCTTCTTTCTTTGAAAAATTCTACCCATTCATCTAAATTTCCAGAAACTCCAAATCTTTCATCAACTCTAGGTAAATCTTTTGCATTGTCAAATTCGTATGTTTCATCATAAGGAATTAATTTATTATTTATCCATCCTAATCTTGAAACAGATATTTCTGTTTTTATTTTATCTTTGTTTAAATTTTCAATTTCAGTTAAATATTTTATCAAATATTTAGCGTTCTCTGAATTTACAGCTATACCTAAATCAGATAATTTTATTATCGATTGAGTGCTTGAAATGATTGATTTATCAACAATTACATAATTCCATTCGGAATTTATATAATAAGCTAATTTTATCTTTTCAGAGCCATCTTCTGCGCTTCTATATTTTTGTATTGGTACAATTGGATGATAGCAAACTAAAATTCTTCCAACATTAGGAATATTCTCATATATAATTCCTTCAGGAGATAGCTCATATCTGTTTGTATTATAACTATTTTCATTCAATCCTTTAAAAACTAAAAAATTTGATTCGTATATATACTGGTCTTGCTGACTATCTTTATACATCTTGTATGTTGACGAGAATCCTGTATAACGATTTTTCTGACAAGCATCCTTAACTTTATTCATTACCTTCATAAAATCGTCTATATCTGCCTTTATTTCGTCTTGATATAGTCTTTCAAACACCTTTATATTAAAAATATCTTCTCTTGTTTCAAAATTTAAATCATCATCGTCTTCTAGTACTTCTTCTTCTTTTAACTCTAAAAATTGTGTTTTTTCCTCTAAAATTTTCAAAAATTTAAGAGTTTTTTCTTTTCCAACTGCATTTTTTACATCAGAAATATCGCCTTTTTTCTTTAAATTAGGCATAACATCACATAAATTAAATACTTTTATGTTTTTTACTTTATCTTTTACCTGCTCTATTACCTGTTTTATGTATTCACTTCCGACTTCATCATTATCTGATACAATTCTAATCTCTTTATCTTTTATGGGATCAAATAAATTAGGATTTTTCTTTGAATACCCACTTAATCCCCTTCCTCCTCCTGGAGTTGTTGTTCCCGCTATGCCTAACTCCTTTAAAGTATCAGCATCTTTTTCTCCTTCTGTAAAATATATTACATCTGATTTTAAAACATCAGGTAAATTATATAAAACGCAATCTTTTGCCTCTAATTTTCCAACATACCCTTTTACATATTTGCCATTTATTAAAGCATACGGATAAAATTCTTTCTGTCCTGTGGACTGCTTTACCCATTTTTCTACCTTCATAGTTACGCTTCCATCTGCTCTCCTATAGAAGTATTCCCCAGTTTTTACATTTTTTTCTTTTTGGGAATTGAAATTTTCAACATTTACTCCTAAATTAAGAGTTCTATTTATCTCTTTTGCTGCTTCTAATGCACTTATATTATTTCTTTTCATAACAAAATCGATAGGAGTGTAACCTTCACCACAAGCATAGCACCACCACGTATTTGTTTCAGTATGAAGTTTTAGGCTAGGTTCTTTATCATTATGTAAAAAACAATTAATTCTGTCTTGCCTATCTATCTTAAAGCCGTACGCTTCAGCTAATCTTTTTATATCAGCTTTCTGATTAATCTCTTTAAAAATATTATTTTCCATCTTTTGAACCTCACCTATTATTTATTTTTTACATATTTTCTTATATGCTCAACAATAACTTCACTCATATTTGTATTATTTTCTATGCATTTAATGTTAAATTCTTTTTTTAAATCTTTATCAATTTTAAAAATAATAGAATCAATATTCCTTTTTCCTTCTCCTTGCATAAAATTTAATCACTCCTTTCTTTTTTTGTATATCTTTGGTATATACTTTAATATTTTTATATCACTTTTTAATAAAAAAATCAATATGTTTTTTCAAAAAAAATATCACCTTTATGTAACCTTACTCAAAATCTTGGCTATATATCGCAATAAAATTTAAAAAAAATTTTTCTATTTTTTTTAAAAAAAATAAAATTTGGTAACTGAGAAGCCACTCGATTACCACTATGGAGTAACCTCCAAATCGTTAAGGCTCTAAGCGTATAGGGTACGGTTACCGAATTACCACTTTTTTTCGACACATATATTATATATATATAATAAAAAAAAACACACAACACACATTACACATTATATATTTTTTATATTTTATGTGTGTAAAAAATATTATTATATAATATGTATATAATTTTAGTGGTAACTACGGTAACTATAGGTAACTGCATTAAAATATTCCTTATATATATATATTATATTTTTAATAAAATAATATATATATAAGGAGTTTTAAGGTTTTTACTCTCAAAAATTAACGGTTACCACTCTGGTTACCTATTAGAGTAGGCACGGGTAACTTTTACAAAAAAAGAGCAGTTAATTTTACTTAACTACTCATCAATTACTAATCAAACACATCAGATTCAAGATCATCTTGATATAATTCTTTAACTTTTCTATTTAATTTAGCAACAGTTTTTGCTGCTAAATGAGGATTCATATATTCTTTAAATGTATCATATAACCAATAAGGGACTTCTCTACATTTAGATACAATAGCAGGATTAACAGCCCAACATAAATACTGATGATATCTTATTTGTTTTATAGCGTGTTTTCTAAGTTTACTCCAACATCTGTCGAATCTGTGTCTTCCGTATTTAAATCTAATATGTTCTCTGATATAATCTTTATCCATAGGCTTGTAGATTATATTACTAAATTTACTTTTTCTTTTAACACGATATACTAGCATATTTTCTTCCGTCATAATTTCAGCTATTAGAAGTAATAGAGTCCAAGTACTTTCATCATAGTTATCAGGTAGTGAGTCAAAAAAATACTTTACAGATACAGCTCTGTTTCTGTACTTGTAGCCATTTTCAGAGAAACCGTCATAACCTACCCAATATTTTTCATCTATTATTTCGCCAGTATCAGTATCAATCTGTACTTTTTTATTAATATATTCTCCCATAATTATCTCCTCTCTATATTTTCCTTATGTTTACAATAGTAGCATTTGTATTTTTTCTGGAATAAATTCCTCCCGATTAATATAGCATTTATGCAAACTACAATATAATTTAGCAGTTCGTTTATTACCCAATTTACCGATAGAGGAACATAACCTTTTCTTCTTGTTTCATAGGCTATCCCTCCTTGTATATTTCTCCCTCGCGTATCATTTTTTCTCGCGTATCATTTCTCGTGGTATTAATTTCATTTTAGCAAATTCAAACGATTCAGCATATAATTTTCTATATAGTATTATAGGGTTTCCTTCTTCTATTTCACTAATATTCGTTACGTTGGAGTCAAATAGCATTAAATTCGCAAAATTATCATATATACCGATAACCTTACCAATTCTTTTAACCTTTAACCTATTTCGTGCCAACGGATTAATATTCTGCATAACAGCAACAAACATACCTAATTCACAATCTTGTTTCTTCATACTAAAATCCCCCTTTAGGAAATCCTGGAATTTCAGAGTTCATACCAGTAATTTCACCAGGAAATACAGTTTCAATAATATCAAGAGATACTTTAAGTGCTTCTACGAAATCGTTTTCCTCTAATTTCTTATCTTTACCCTGTAGCATCTTCCTTAATTTCATTCTATTCATTTCAGTCTCTCTTACTACTCTCTGTGTATGATCACTATATAACTTATACACGAACTCGAAGTCTCTCGCCTCCTTATTATACTCACCATACACTCTCTCTCTGTTCTTGGTCGCTAACTCCTTGCTTATTTCTCCTTTCTTAAACATTACAGCTAACTGCCTCATAGCATTAAACGCTTCAGCTTCTACTAGGTTATACCCCTCTGGTATCTCCCCTTGCTTCATCGCTGTCTTCATTATTTCTTCTGCATCTCTCATATTCTTTCCTCCTATCCGTAACTACCGTAACATACCCACTATATAGGTATCCTACCGTAACTACTTT